TTACGATCCGACAATGGCATCAGAGTTTAGTATTCTCATGTCTTTGTACGATTCTCTGCCTGAAACAGTGAAAAAACAAGCTGAAAACACGAGAATGAAAGAAGTTCAACAGGCTCGTGAAAAAAAACCAAACAAATACCAGCAATATCCTTTTATTGAAACAGTAGATGTTTTTGCAAACCCTTTTCCACCTTCTATAAAGTAATCTATGAAAAACGGACTCTACGCAAACATTAACGCCAAGCGTAAACGCATCGAGGCTGGCTCAGGTGAGAAGATGAGGAAGCCCGGTAGCAAAGGTGCTCCTACAGCCCAAGACTTCAAGGACTCAGCTAAGACTGCAAACGCTGGTAAACCAGCTAAGAAGGGTAAAAAGAAGAATGGCTAAAGCTAAAGATCCAAGACTAGAGAGAGCTGGCGTTGAAGGCTACAACAAGCCTAAGCGCACACCTAACCACCCAACCAAGAGCCATGTGGTAGTTGCCCGTGAAGGCGATGAAGTAAAGCTTATCAGGTTTGGTCAGCAAGGTGTCTCAGGCTCTCCTGAAGGTTCAGCTAGAAACAAGTCCTTCAAGGCTAGACACGCTAAGAACATCGACAAAGGCCGTATGTCAGCTGCTTACTGGGCTGACAAGGTTAAGTGGTGATAGGGATAACAAGGAACTACATGGAAAACTATAAAGTCTCTTTCGTTGTTGGTCAGTGCGACAACTGGCGTGATTGGCGAGACACCAACTACCTTGAGCTGTGGAACGAATACGAGCGTATCTTCCGTGGTGTTTGGGCCTCTGAGGACAAGACCCGTGACTCCGAGCGTTCACGCATCATCTCCCCCGCCACTCAGCAAGCAGTTGAGACTCGTCATGCTGAGATCATGGAAGCTATCTTCGGTAACGGAGACTTCTTTGACATTGAGGACGACATCACCGATGTGAACGGGACTGAGTTGGATGTCAACCAGATCAAAGCTCAGTTGATGGATGACTTCAAGAAGGACAAGATCCGTAAGTCTATCGACCAGATCGAGTTGATGGCTGAGATCTACGGTACTGGCATTGGCGAGATCATCGTCAAGACTGAGAAAGAGTATGTTCCTGCTACTCAAGCTATCCCCGGTGTTGTGGGTCAGGCAGCTATCGGTGTCCAAGAAAAAGACCGTACAGCAGTCAAGATCATGCCTGTCAACCCTAAGAACTTCTTGTTTGATCCTAACGGTACATCAGTGGATGACTGCTTGGGCGTAGCGGTTGAGAAGTATGTTGGCTTGCACAAGATCGTCAAGGGTATCGAAGACGGTATCTACCGTAAGGTCAATGTTGGCCCTATGTACGACACTGATGACTTGGAAGTCACTCAGGAAGACACACAGTACCAGACAGACAAAGTCAAGCTGTTGACATACTATGGCTTAGTCCCCCGTGAATATCTCATGGAGATGGGTGACAAAGAAGAGTTGATGGACTTGTTCCCTGAAGAGAGCGATGCTGACGAGTACACTGACATGGTGGAAGCTATTGTCGTTATCGTCAACGACTCTACCCTCCTCAAGGCTGAAGAGAATCCTTACATGATGAAGGATCGTCCAGTTGTGTTGTACCAAGACGATACAGTTCCTAACCGTATCCTTGGTCGTGGCACAGTGGAAAAAGCTTACAACATGCAAAAGGCTATTGACGCTCAGATGCGTAGCCATTTGGACTCCTTGGCTTTGACCACAGCCCCTATGATCGGCATTGATGCTACCCGTCTGCCCCGTGGTGCTAAGTTTGAGGTTCGTCCCGGTAAGGCCATCCTGACCAACGGTAACCCCAACGAGATCCTCCAACCATTCAAGTTCGGTCAGACAGACGGTAACAACATGACCACCGCCCAAGCCTTTGAGCGTATGCTTCTGCAAGCCACAGGAACCTTGGATTCTCAAGGGATGGTGTCTCAGGTGTCTCGTGACGCTGGCGGGGCTGGTATGTCCGCTGCTATGGCTTCTATCATCAAGAAGTACAAGCGTACCCTGACCAACTTCCAAGAGGATTTCCTGATCCCATTCATCAAGAAGGCTGCTTTCCGCTACATGCAGTTCGATCCTGAGCGTTATCCCTCAGTTGACATGAACTTCATGCCTACAGCTACCTTGGGCATCATGGCGCGTGAGTACGAACAACAGCAATTTATCGCTCTGTTGCAGACTTTAGGCCCAGATACCCCTGTTTTGCCTGTGATCTTGAAGGGTATCGTCCAGAATAGCTCTTTGAGCAACAAAAACGAGATGTTGGCTGGTTTGGACAAGATGACACAGCCTAATCCTGAGCAACAACAGATGCAGATGACTCAGCAAATGCTCACATTGCAGACAGCACAGGCTCAATTGGCCTTGTTACAGGCTCAAACGGCTGAGAAAGTCGCTAATGCCCAACAAACTCAGATTGAGACTGCTTTGATGCCAGAGGAAATGCGTGTTAAGGTGGTTCAGGCGGCCTCTAACAACCTAGACCGTAGCGACGACTTCGGTAAACGCCTCCAGTTGGCTGACCGTGTGCTGAAAGAGAAGGAAATTAACCTTAAAGCAGCAGATATTCAGTCAAATGAGCGCATCGCTGCCCTCCAAATGATGAAAAGAGCATCAAATAGTTAAAAAAAGTGTTGACAAAGTGCTACTTTTGTGATAGAGTAGCGTTATTGTAACTAATAGGTTCTCCTTATGGACAAAGAACTACAGAAATTTTATGAAGAAGCGTTCTCGATGATGGCTACCGTAGGGTGGAAAGACTTCATGGAGGACATTCAAAAGGTTAAAACCAGTTATAACGATCTGTCAACTGTCGCGGACACACAAGAACTTTATTTCCGTAAAGGACAGCTTGACATCTTGAATTGGCTTTTAGGGCTGAAAAGCTCATATGAGAAGACTTACGAAGATCTTCAACATGAATCGGGAGGCATGTAACTATGGCTCGTAGATTCTTTGATTTCCTTTGTGAGAATTCCCATAAAACCGAGGCTTTAGTGGACTCTGAGGAATACACAATACTCTGCAAGGAGTGTGGTTCCGAGGCTAAACGAACAGTCTCTGCCCCCATGATGAAGTTAGAAGGCATTACAGGCTCTTTTCCAAGTGCCTATGACGCATGGGAGCGCAAACGGGCTGAAAAGCTCGTACAAGAGAGAAAACAAAACTCATAAGCATTTATACGCCGAGAAGTAGTTTCTATTTTTAAATACTCCTAGAACCGTTATACCCGGCAGGAAAGGAAATTCAATATGTTAGTAGATGATAACGAAGAGTTAGGTACAGGTAGTGAACTGGAAGCTGTTGAACAACAACAACAGACAACCCCTGAACCACAGCAACAACCATCTTTTGAAGTCCCCGAGAAATACAAGGGCAAGACAGCAGAAGACATCATTAAGATGCACCAAGAGGCTGAAAAGCTCATTGGAAAGCAAGCTCAAGAGGTTGGTGAGGTTCGTAAGTTAGCCGACGAACTCCTGAAACAAAGTCTCGCATCTAAGTCTCAACCTATTGAACAGCAAGAGCCTGAAATTGACTTCTTTGAAGACCCCAAGAAAGCAATTCAGAAAGAACTGTCAGCTCACCCTGATGTTATCGCGGCGCGTGAAGCAGCTTTAGCATTCAAGAAGATGCAGATTCAGCAGAAGTTGAACTCAGATCACCCTGATTTCACACAAGTAGTACAAGATCCAGAGTTTGTTAACTGGGTAAAATCTTCACCCGTTCGCATGGGCTTGTACGCTAAGGCAGACGCTGAATTTGATTACGACAGTGCCAATGAGTTGTTGTCTACATTTAAACAGATCAAGTCTGTAAAAGCACAAGAGAACAAAGCAGCTGGAGAAGCTGCCCGTCAAAGTGCTTTGAAGAGTGCAGCTGTTGATGTAGGCGGTACAGGAGAGTCATCTAAGAAAGTTTATCGACGGGCTGATCTAATCCGTCTTCGTATGACTGACCCTGCTCGATATGAAGCTCTGTCTGACGACATTATGAGAGCATATCAAGAAGGTCGCGTTAAGTAATATTTATTATAATTATTAGGAGCTTTAAAAATGGCCGCTACTTTTGCAGCAACCAATGCTGTTACAACTACCAACGCTGATGCGTTTATCCCAGAGATTTGGTCTGATGAGATCGTTGCCGCATACAAGAAAAACTTGGTTGCAGCTAACCTCATCAAGAAAATGTCTCACCGTGGCAAGAAAGGTGACACAGTTCACATTCCTAGCCCAACCCGTGGTTCTGCCTCTGCCAAGACTGCTGCTAACGCAGTGACCTTGATCGCCAATGTGGACTCTGACATTCCAGTGTACATCAACAAACACTACGAATACAGCCGTTTGATCGAAGACATCGTTGCTACTCAAGCTTTGACTTCTTTGCGTTCTTTCTACACTGAAGACGCTGGTTACGCTTTGGGCAAGCAAGTTGACTCTGACATCATCCAGTTGGGTCGTACTGTTAACAGCGGTGCTGGTGCTCGTTACGCTGGTGCTTACATCGGTTCTGACGGTACTACTGCTTATGACTACACCACTGACAACCAAGCTGCTTTGACTGATGCTGCTATCCGTCGCACCATTCAGCGTTTGGACGATGTGGACACCCCCATGGACAACCGTTTCTTCATCATTCCTCCTTCAAGCCGTAACACCTTGATGGGTTTGAGCCGTTACACTGAGCAAGCCTTCGTTGGTGAAGCTGGTCAAGGT